TCAGAAATACACCACCACCGGTGTCAGATTACCCTGCCAGCGTTTTACCGGCTCCTCAGCACCGGGGAAATTCACCCGCACATCACTCAGGTACATCACCCAGGCACCGGCAATATGCTGGCTGCCATTCCCCTGTGACAACAGCGACTCAGTTCCTGAAATAAACGCATCAGGACGTGCGGTTAATCCGGCATAATCCGGGGTCCATTCATAGCCGTTCACCTGCCATAACTGGCGTTTCACCTGTTTTTCGGCCTCCGGCGTCACCTCTCCGCTGACCACGCTCCAGCCCTGACCGCCAGTAATATTGTCCTGCCATGCCAGAAGATGGCGCAGCGTGAACGTGATTTCCCCGTAACGTACCTGTCCCCGGGCAAGTTCTCCCCGGGCCTCAATACGGGGGGATGATGGTGTCACCTGAAGCAATGTCACCGACGGCTGCAGCCCCGGACGGGCAGTTGTCAGTGATGTGGTATGCCCGCCAAGAATATAAAAATCCTGCCCTCTCCGGCTTTCACTGACCATGCCACCTTTACCCGCTGCCAGGCCAGCCTGCACAGCATCAGGAGAACTCATACGCACAGCGCGGGGCTGCCACTGCCAGGACACATCGCGGACATACAGCGTGCCGCTGAATTCCGTCACGCCCACAGCCATACCCTCCTGCCAGTGGCCCGGAGGAATAGTCAGCGGTTGCGCCAGCACACTGGCTGAAGTCAGAAAAAACAGAGCCGGAAACATACCGGACTTCAGACGATGAATAATATTCAGCACCGGGCCGCCCTCCTGTTTACTGGTACTCAATACTTACCGGCAGTGACACCCGCCAGCGTTCCGGCATTGCACCGTTCAGACGTAATTCACCACTGCCCGCCACCATCTGTGCGCCATACGCACCTTCGACCTGACGCAGGGAGGCATCACTGAAATGACTCACTCCTGAATAACCACTGATGGTCATTGTCTGCAGCCAGCCGGGGCCTTCGCCACTGAACATCTTCTGCAGAACACCCGGAATATCAGAAGTCTTCATGGCTGCGCTTTCACCAGGCAGACCATTCACATTCAGGTCGTCATACACACCGGCATACGCCGGCTGTCCGTCCTTCACATGGCGCAACACCCCCGCAGCCTGCATTCTGAAAACAAAAGTGCCTGCCCGGACGTTATTATCTCCGGTGACAGGCAGCGTCACCTCCGCCACGCCTGGTGCTGTCCATTCAAATGAAAATCCCTCAGTACCCTTTCCGTAACTGACACGGGGAGAAAGCCCCTCACGTCCTGCCGGTGTGGTCAGGGTGGTTTTTCCCAGTAAAACGGGCATCGCCGGCAGTGCGACCGGAATTGCCTGCTCACCGTCACGAACACCGCGGCTCTGTTTAACCTCCAGGCCTTCATTTCCCTGTCCGACTTTCCATACCCACGGGTTACGGGTGCTGGTCACCGGGCCTTCCAGCTTAAGCTCTCCGCTGAAATCTTCTCCCGGCGTGTTCCAGGCCAGTACACAGGAAGGCAGGAGGCCGGCAGCAAACAGAAACAACGTCACCTTTTTCATTTCTCTTTTTTTCTCCTTATATCCCTGCAACCATCACTGTACTGTAACCGTCACATTCAGCCCCGCCTGCCATGCTGCAGGTGTACCCTCTGCTGGCAACCGCAGTTCAAAATCCGATTATGTCTGCAAGGAACTGGTGTATGCCTATGCAATGTGGATCAGCCCGTCATTCCATCTGAAGGTGATCCGTACTTTCGACATGGTAACCAGCGTACCGGAAAAATTATCCGGGCAGGCTGCTGACAAGATGCAGGCTGGAGTGATTCTGCTGGACTTTATGCGCAGGGAGTTAAACCTGTCTAACTCTTCAGTGCTTGGTGCCTGTCAGAAACTCCAGGAGGCTGTTGGCTTACCGAATCTGGCACCGCGCTATGCCATTGATGCTCCTGCTGACGCGCCTGATGGTTCAAGCCGCCCCACGCTGTCACTGAGTGCACTGCTGAAGCAGTATGGTATCCACCTGACAGCTAATCAGGCATATCACCAGATGGTGAAGCTGGGGATCGTCGAGCAGCGCGAACGATACAGCCGTACCGCGATTAACAACATCAAAAAATTCTGGTCGCTGACAGCGAAAGGCTGCATGTTCGGCAAGAACATCACCAGTCCCGCAAATCCGCGCGAGACGCAGCCGCATTTCTTCGAATCCCGATTCCCTGAGCTGTTAAAGCTGCTCGATACCGTTCATTGAGGTGACCGTGAGAGCACTACTGACCCCTGAAATAGCCCCGCGTATGGGGATCGTATTGTTCAGACCAGGTTCAGAGCTGATGCCCCTGTTTATGCAGGGGCGTGTACTGCTGGAGCCTGAGCCGGAACGTTATTCATCTTTCGCCAGTGGTGCCGTTCCCGCGGCATCACAACCGCTGGCGGATGATCCTGCTGTTCGGGCCGTGTTCCGCAATGAGGCAGTGATCCGTCGTGCTGGTGGCGTGGAATGTCTTGAAAGCTGGTTACTTCGTGAAAAGGGCTGCCAGTGGCCTCATTCCGACTGGCACAGCGAGAACATGACCACAATGCGACACGCTCCGGGCGCAATCCGTCTGTGCTGGCACTGTGATAACCAGCTGCGCGATCAATTCACGGAACGGCTGGAATCAATGGCAACGGATAACTGTGCCCGCTGGGTGTTGTCTGTTGTGCGTCGGGATCTCGGTTTTGATGACAGTCACGTTGTGACAATGCCGGAACTGTGCTGGTGGCTGGTTCGTAATGATCTGGCGGATGCCTTACCGGAAAGTGCAGCCCGTAAGGCACTGAGATTACCGAAGCCTGTTGTGCCGTCTGTCACCCGGGAAAGTGACCTTGTGCCTTCGGTTCCTGCCACCAGCATCATCCAGGATAAAGCGAAAAAGGTGCTGGCGCTGAAAGTGGAGCCGGAGTCGCCGGAGTCTTTTATGTTACGCCCCAAACGTCGCCGCTGGGTTAATGAAAAGTACACGCGCTGGGTTAAGACACAGCCGTGTGCATGTTGTGGAAAGCCTGCTGATGATCCCCACCACCTGATAGGCCACGGTCAGGGGGGAATGGGTACAAAAGCGCATGACCTCTTTGTGTTGCCTTTGTGCAGAAAGCATCACGACGAACTGCATGCGGATACCGTGGCATTTGAAGAGAAGTATGGCTCCCAACTGGAGCTGATATTTCGTTTTATCGATCGTGCGCTGGCAATTGGCGTACTGGCGTAAGTGGAGAACGAGCATGAACCTTGAAGCCTTACCAAAATATTACTCCCCAAAATCTCCAAAATTGAGCGATGACGCACCGGCGACAGGCTCAGGTGGTTTAACGATTACGGATGTGATGGCTGCGCAGGGGATGGTGCAGTCGAAAGCACCGCTTGGGTTTGCCTTATTCCTGGCAAAAGTTGGTGTTCAGGATCCTCAGTTTGCGATTGAAGGTCTGCTCAATTACGCGATGGCACTGGATAACCCGACATTGAATAAATTGAGTGAAGAAACCCGGCTACAGATCATTCCTTACCTTGTGAATTTTGCCTTTGCTGATTATTCCAGATCTGCGGCAAGTAAGGCTCGCTGTGAGCATTGTGCAGGTACGGGATTTCATAATGTATTGCGCGAAGTGGTGAAACACTCCAGAAACGGGGAATCTGTTATCAAGGAAGAGTGGGTGAAGGAACTATGTCAGCATTGTCATGGTAAGGGAGAAGTCAGCACAGCGTGCAGAGGGTGTAAGGGTAAAGGTATTGTCCTGGATGAAAAAAGAACCCGGCTTCATGGCATGCCTGTTTATAAGATTTGTGGGCGTTGCAATGGAAACCGGTTTAGCCGTTTACCAACCACACTGGCGCGGCATCATGTCCAGAAGCTGGTACCAGACCTGACGGATTATCAGTGGTACAAAGGATATGCAGATGTCATTGATAAACTGGTGACAAAGTGCTGGCAGGAAGAAGCATATGCTGAGGCGCAATTAAGAAAAGTGACGAGATAAATGATTTTCGCCGAAGATAGCGACATGATTCTTGCATTTTTCAAAAAATCTGGTTAGGATTTTCCTAACGATGGGCTTTGTATGTCTGCCGTTAACGAAATCATAACAAACCTCGCTTCGGCGGGGTTTTTGCTTTTCTGGAGGGTAAGAAAATGCACCAGTAAACGGATAGACCGCAGCCGATAGGCAAATCCGCAGTCGTGATGCGGTCCCGAGTCTCCATGAGAGCCAGATGCAGGTACGAACTGCAACACACACTGGTTAGGGTTAATAAAGAAGAGGTGTGCCGGTACTCCAGAACGATCGCCAATCGTTCTCCGGTTAGAGGTGAGGGATTCATGAGATACCCCTGACTACGGTCTCAAAGGCATGAGCGCGGCCACTGCGAGAGTGTGGTAAGCAACAGAATAGTAATTCACAGGCCCCTTATGTAAATGCTATAAAAGCGGACTATTGAAAAGGAGAGTTCGCTATGTCAAAAACCTTTGAGCAAATGAAACTTAATTTTATTTATTTGCACGAATTATGGTTGTTAACTCATTCGATAAAAACACGCTGTGAAGAGCTCTTTCATGAGACACCACTTCCTGATGCTGGTTACTACTTTAAAATTGATTACAATATTCATATATTAATAAATAGCATTCTTTCAGATGCGGCTAACGTCAAGAAACTAATCGCAGTTCCTAAAAATAAGACTAGGGAAGAATCCCCTGAACAATTCAGATTGCATATTGAGCGAAGTAATTACCTTCAACAAAAAATAAAAGATATTGAAATTAAGGAAATTAATTCCGTGAGGGTGAGAAACACCTTGCAACACTTCGATGAGTATTTAGATCAGCTAAACATTGATGTTACAGCAGGGAAGATGAAAGGTCATGGTATTGCAGTTTATAATTTTGTGATCTCCCACTGGAAGGCAATCAACCCTAGGCCATATCCGATAAGGTTATATGTTTGTGAGGAAAAAACATACTATAATATGAAGGCGTCAATTAACTTAGAAAAAGTTTACAATGAGGCTTTTCAGGTTAATGAGGTAATCCGTAAAGAAATAAATAAAGAAGCTGGTGCAGAGCCTGGTAGCTTTATGGTTTCTTTAAACTTTTAAACTTTATAATTCTATTAACTGCCCCGTAATAGCGGGGCTTTTTTATTTCAGGATCACGGGAATCATCCGTTACGTGCTTTGTTGATATATCCAGCCCGTGAAGCCTGAGCCTATTTCCCCTCATACCTGAGAGGACTCACAGCAATTAAGAGGGGGCTAAATGTCCGATCCAATTTCCGGTACTGGGCTGGCTGGTGGTGCCCTGACGGGTGCCAGTGTTTATGGACTGCTGACCGGAACTGATTACGGCGTTGTATTTGGTGCATTTGCAGGGGCTGTATTCTACATAGCAACAGCAGCAGATCTGAGTGCATCGCGTCGACTGGCATATTTTATCGTGTCATATATTGCCGGGATTCTTTGCTCTGGGTTGGTTGGCTCCAAGCTGGCGAACTTGACCGGATACAGTGATAAACCTCTGGATGCTATTGGTGCCGTAATCGTCTCTGCTTTAGCCGTTAAAATCCTGACGTTCCTGAATAATCAGGATATCGGCTCGCTGGTGGCGCTCATAACGCGCCGGGGAGGTTCAGGTGGAGCTAAATGACCCGACAGCAACTATAAATGCGCTGTTATGTGCTTGTGTTGTTATTACTCTGATGTTTTATCGTCGTGGTGATTCGCGGCATCGTCCTTGGGTTTCACGTTTAGCCTGGCTGATTACTGTTACATACAGTGCTGTTCCGTTGGCCTATCTCTGTGGGATTTATCCTCATTCCTCATGGCCCATTATCGTGGCGAACACTATTTTCCTTTCCGTGCTGGTGGCCGTCAGAGGCAACGTTGCACGTCTGGTTGATCATCTGAGGCACTAATGAACCAACAATTATTTCAAAAGGCGGCTGGTATTAGCGCCGGGCTGGCTGCGCGCTGGTTTCCGCACATTGATGCGGCGATGAAGGAATTCGGCATTACAGCACCAGCGGATCAGGCAATGTTTATCGCTCAGGTAGGCCATGAGTCGATGGGGTTTAGCGCCGTAGTTGAAAATTTTAACTACACACCATCTGCGCTGGTGGCGACGTTCGGAAAGAGGATCACACAGCAGCAGGCTGATGCCCTTGGTAGAACATCCGGACATGCAGCTCGTCAGGATGCTATTGCCAATCTGGTGTATAGCAACCGACTGGGTAACAAAGCACCCGGTGATGGCTGGAAATATCGTGGTAGAGGATTAATTCAAATCACTGGTCTCCGTAATTATTGCATCTGTGGCTACGCACTAAAACTCGACCTTGTTACCCAGCCTGAATTGCTGGAACAGGATGAATACGCCGCGCGCTCAGCTGCGTGGTTCTATGCTTCCCGCGGTTGCCTGCTTCATTCTGGCGACCTGGGACGCGTCACGCTGCTTATTAATGGCGGTAGTAACGGTCTGGATAAACGCCGCGCGCTGTTTAACCTGGCGAAATCGGTGCTGGTGTGAGGGACGGCGGCAAGTTATCCAAGCACCCATGTAATTTAAAAAACTGGGTAGAAAGAGATGGACCGCAGGAAGAATGGCTGCTATTCTTCAGTTACTTTCGCTGGAGATGTATGGAATGCTTAAAAAAGCGACAATTAATATAAAAACTGATGAGATAAATCTCTATCAAGGAGACTGTCTTGAGTTGCTAACCATGATGGACGATTCTTCTGTAGATCTCATCGTTACTTCACCACCGTATGCAGATCAACGAAAGAGGACTTATGGTGGCATTGCCCCTGACAAGTATGTTGACTGGTTTTCACCTATAGCGGAGCAACTGCTACGGGTTCTTAAGCCTTCAGGCTCCTTTGTGCTTAACATTAAAGAGAAGGTAGTGAATGGCGAAAGACATACATATGTTTTAGAGCTTATTCTTAAAATGCGAGAGCTGGGTTGGCTGTGGACAGAAGAATATATCTGGCATAAGAAGAATTCATTCCCTGGTAAATGGCCTAATAGATTCAGAGATTCTTGGGAACGCTGTCTGCACTTTACAAAAAACAGAAAGTTTGCAATGTACCAAGAAGCGGTTATGGTTCCTGTGGGGGACTGGAAGAATGAGAGGCTAAAAAAATTAAGCTCGCGGGACATGATGAGGGATGAGTCGCGAGTTGGTAGTGGGTTCGGAAAGAACATTTCAAACTGGCAGGGAAGAGAAATGGCATACCCGACGAATGTGCTGCACATGGCAACTGAATGTGGTAACAAAGGCCACAGTGCAGCATTCCCCGAAGTTCTTCCTGAATGGTTTATTCGTTTGTTTACAACAGAAGGCGATGTTGTTTTGGATCCGTTTGCAGGCTCAGGCACTACACTTGTGGCGGCATCTCGCCTGTCCAGAAAGTCAGTAGGTTTTGAATTGCTTGATGAACACTGCCAAGTAGCTAAAGAACGACTTGGGCTGGAAAGAAAAAGGTTAACTAGCGTAGTAAGTTACAGCAAAAAAGCTGAATAGGTTTCTGGTTTATGGTAGTTTTCTCCTTGGTTAACCAAAGAAGGAAAATACAATGTCAGGAACATGCATCATTGAAGGATGTGGTAGACATGCAGATAAAATTATCGGTGTGCGTCTGAGACGTGAACTGGATAATTTATCTGCAATTTGGGCCCACAATACTAACGCTTATTTGTGTGATGAACATGCAGCTATGGGATTTGATGTAGAAGTAACATTTACCCCTCGGGATGACAAGACCATTAGAACAGTTGTAAGCAACGGTGATGGTGATCCAGTTGTTCGACTGAAAGCAATCACCAAACCTGTCAACCCAGATGGAACGGAAGACTGAGGTTAGTATATTTATTATAAAACCGCCTTCGGGCGGTTTTTTTATGCTTGCAAAAACTAAACTGCTGAGATGGTAAAGATAATGGGAATCATAGAAATTATTGCTAGCGGTATTGTTGTGCTGGTTGCAGCCGCACTCAGCGTTTTTTACTGGCAATGTTCGTGGTTGTGGAAAAGTAGCAGAGAAAGCCAAACAGCAGCGCACCGAAGAGAACGCAGTGGCGATCGTTGCAGCAATATCTGGGCTTCACTGCCGGGGCTGGTTATGGTCAGTTTGAGCATAAAGTTGACAGCCTGATTGCAAAATTCAAAGAAGCTGGCGGAACGGTCAGAGAGATTGAGGTATGAGCAGAGTCACCGCGATTATCTCCGTTCTGGTTATCTGCATCATCGTCTGCCTGTCATGGGCGGTTAATCATTACCGTGATAACGCCATCACCTACAAAAAGCAGCGCGATAAGGCCGCATCCATTATCGCTGACATGCAGAAACGTCAAAGTAATGTAGCTGAACTCGATGCCAGATATACAAAGGAGCTTGCTGATGCTAACGCGACTATCGAAAGTCTTCGTGCTGATGTTTCTGCTGGTCGTAAGTGGCTGCACGTCAAAGCAGTCTGTCCGGACATGCATAAAACCACCGCCGCCTCCGGCGTGGATGATGCTTCCAGCCCCAGACTTACTGACACCGCTCAACGGGATTATTTCGTTCTCAGAGAGCGCATCGAAACCATAACTAACCAATTGAATGGCCTGCAAGAGTATGTGAGATCACAGTGTTCATATTAGAAAAGTCTTATCATGAGATTTTTGTATATGGATGCATTATGTCTCAATACGCGCGCGCCGCTTTAATCGCTTATCATTTGGTTGCTGATAGCTCAATGCCTCCTCGTGATGCATGGGATACAGCTGTCGCAGAGGTTACAGAAAGCGAATCGTCAAGAAAGAAGATATGCCCAAGGGCAACATTTCTCGCCCTAGCGGATAGCGGTTACCTCAAGAATGTAAAACCACTGCATGGGGAGAAAAAGGGCGGTAAGTTGTACCAAAGGGCAATTGAAGTTGCGAATCTGATTCTTGATTTACCCGGAATCAGTAAAGCTGAATTGGTTGATAAAACTGGTTACAAAGACAGGCAAGGGTCTTATGACCTGATTCTCGCTCTGTATCATCATGAGCAACTCCAGCGACCGGAATAATTATCCCGGCATCAGTGTCAAAAATAGGCAGTGATACGCTATTTTCCTGAAAATACTTTACTAACATTTTATGAGAATTATCCTAGTAAAGTGTTTATTTAAAAGGAGTTTGGGTTTATGAAAATTCTCTGGGTCATCAGTCTTTTGTGTAGTGCTATTGGATTTATTGAAGGAATCCTCGGGGTTTTCGGTGCTCAGAGTGCTCCACAACAGGCTGCAGGTGCAGCAATGGGAGTAGCATGGGCAGTTATTCCATATTGTATTTGTCGTGCTATCCAACAATTGCGCCCTCGAGAAGTCATTATTAAAAAGGAAGAATGACCAGATCTTATCCGGTGTTTTTTCTGTCTAAGCCTCGCGTCGCGGGGTTTTTTATTGGAGCCAGCATGCCACCACGAACCCCAAAAGCCTGCCGCGTTCGCGGCTGCCGCCAAACCACCACTGACCCGTCAGGCTACTGCGAAAGCCACAAAAGCGAAGGCTGGAAACAATACAAGCCAGGACAATCCCGTCACCAGCGCGGCTACGGTTCGAAGTGGGATGTTATCCGCGCGCGCGTGCTGAAGCGTGACAAAGGCCTGTGTCAGTTGTGCCTGCGTGTCGGTGTGGTGCGTGAGGCGAAAACCGTTGACCACATCATCCCTAAAGCGCATGGCGGCACTGATGCAGACTGCAATCTGCAGAGCCTGTGCTGGCCGTGTCATAAGACGAAGACGGCCCGTGAACGACTGAAGTGATAATAACTCTCAACTATCTGCGGGGGAGGGGCGGGTCAAATCCCTGTGACCTGACGTCTTCCGGACTGCCCGCCCCATCGTTTTTTTATACCCGCGAAAAATGAAATTTAACCAGGAGTGCCGCATATGGCTGGAACGGCGGGGCGTTCCGGGCGTCGCCCCAAGCCAACGGCGCGCAAGGCGCTGGCCGGAAACCCCGGCAAGCGAGCCCTGAATAAAGATGAACCTGTTTTTACGCCCATCAAAGGTGTTGAGCCACCGGAGTGGTTCGCTGAAGAAGATCTCCCTCTCGCCACGATCATGTGGCAACTGACAACCAAAGAACTCTGCGGTCAGGGCCTGCTGTGCGTGACTGACCTCGCGGTACTTGAGCGGTGGTGCGTGGCCTATGAGTTCTGGCGACGTGCCGTGAAAAATATTGCCATACAGGGCAACACCATCACCGGTGCAATGGGCGGCAGGGTCAAAAATCCGGAGCTGACCGCCAAAAAAGAACAGGAGTCCGAGATGAGCAGACGGGGGCAATGCTCGGACTCGACCCCAGCAGCCGCCAGCGTCTGATTGGCCTGGCGGGGAAGAAGAAAGCCACTAACCCGTTTCTGAAAATTATCGAATCATGAGCCGGAAATCTTACCCCAACGTAAATGCTGCAAATCAGTATGCCCGGGATGTCGTGCGCGGAAAGATTGTTGCCTGCCAGTTTGTGATTCAGGCCTGCCAGCGCCATCTTGATGACCTGATGGCGGAAAAAAGTAAGTCGTTTCGTTACCGCTTCGACAAGGACCTGGCTGAACGGGCCGCCAAATTTATTCAGCTGTTGCCGCACACCAAGGGTGAGTGGGCATTTAAACGGATGCCCATCACGCTGGAGCCGTGGCAGCTATTTGTGATCTGCTGTGCGTTTGGCTGGGTCAATAAAGGCACCCGGTTGCGCCGCTTCCGGGAGGTGTATACCGAAATTCCCCGTAAGAACGGCAAATCGGCAATCTCTGCCGGTGTTGCCCTGTATTGTTTTGCCTGTGATAACGAGTTCGGCGCGGAAGTGTATTCCGGTGCCACGACGGAGAAACAGGCATGGGAAGTCTTTCGTCCGGCACGACTGATGTGTAAACGCACACCCATGCTGACGGAAGCGTTCGGGATTGAGGTTAACGCCTCAAACATGAACCGTCCGGAGGATGGTGCGCGTTTTGAACCGCTGATCGGTAACCCCGGTGATGGTTCATCACCCCACTGTGCCGTGGTGGATGAATATCACGAGCACGCCACCGATGCGCTTTACACCACGATGCTTACCGGGATGGGGGCGCGACGTCAGCCACTGATGTGGGCCATTACTACTGCCGGGTACAACATTGAGGGGCCGTGCTACGACAAGCGGCGGGAAGTCATCGAGATGCTCAACGGCTCGGTGCCCAACGATGAACTGTTCGGGATCATCTATACCGTTGACGAAGGCGATGACTGGACCGACCCGCAGGTGCTGGAAAAAGCCAATCCAAATATTGGCGTGTCGGTTTATCGCGAATTTTTGTTAAGTCAGCAGCAGCGTGCGAAAAATAACGCCCGTCTGGCAAACGTCTTTAAAACAAAACACCTCAATATCTGGGTGTCGGCGCGTTCGGCGTATTTCAATCTGGTGAGCTGGCAGAGCTGCGAGGATAAATCACTGACCCTTGAGCAGTTCGAGGGGCAGCCGTGCATTCTGGCCTTTGACCTGGCGCGTAAGCTGGATATGAACAGTATGGCGCGACTTTATACCCGCGAGATTGACGGTAAAACGCATTACTACAGTGTGGCCCCGCGTTTCTGGGTACCGTATGACACGGTGTACAGCGTCGAGAAAAATGAAGATCGACGGACAGCCGAACGCTTTCAGAAATGGGTGGAAATGGGCGTTCTGACCGTTACCGATGGTGCGGAGGTGGATTATCGCTACATCCTCGAGGAGGCCAAAGCGGCGAACAAAATCAGCCCGGTCAGTGAGTCACCCATCGACCCCTTCGGGGCGACCGGGTTGTCACATGACCTTGCTGATGAAGACCTGAACCCCATCACTATCATTCAGAACTACACCAACATGTCCGACCCGATGAAAGAGCTGGAAGCGGCAATTGAATCGGGGCGCTTTCATCATGATGGCAATCCCATCATGACCTGGTGTATCGGCAACGTGGTCGGCAAAACCATTCCGGGTAACGATGATGTGGTGAAGCCCGTCAAAGAGCAGGCGGAAAACAAAATCGATGGTGCAGTTGCGCTGATTATGGCGGTTGGCAGAGCCATGCTGTACGAGAAAGAAGACACGCTGTCTGACCACATTGAGTCCTATGGGATCCGCTCGCTTTAACTGAGGTAATTATGATCATGCTGATTCTCGCGCCTCTGGTGGGCGTGCTGGGGGCGCTTTTGCTGGCGTATGGTGCCTGGCTGATTTATCCCCCGGCTGGGTTTGTTGTTGCCGGGGCGTTGTGCCTGTTCTGGTCGTGGCTGGTGGCGCGATATCTCGACCGTACACAGTCGTCTGTCGGCGGAGGTAAATAGTGTTCTTTTCGGGATTATTTCAACGAAAAAGTGACGCACCGGTGACCACGCCAGCAGAGCTGGCGGATGCTATCGGGTTGTCCTACCACACCTATACCGGAAAGCAGATCAGCAGCCAGCGGGCCATGCGACTGACGGCGGTTTTTTCCTGTGTCAGGGTGCTGGCGGAGTCGGTCGGGATGTTGCCCTGCAACCTGTATCACCTGAACGGCAGCCTGAAGCAGAGAGCCACTGGCGAACGTCTGCATAAGCTGATCTCCACGCATCCCAATGGCTATATGACGCCGCAGGAGTTCTGGGAGCTGGTGGTCACCTGTCTGTGCCTGCGGGGCAACTTTTACGCCTATAAAGTGAAAGCATTTGGCGAAGTGGCTGAACTGCTGCCCGTCGATCCCGGTTGTGTGGTACCGAAGCTTAACAGTCGCTGGGAGCCGGTCTATCAGGTCACATTCCCGGACGGCTCCACGGATGTACTGAGCCAGGAAGATATCTGGCATGTGCGCACGCTGACGCTGGACGGCTGGTGGGGCTGAATCCCATCGCCTATGCCCGCGAGGCAATATCGCTGGCGGCGCGACCGAAGAGCACGGGGCCAGACTGTTCAGCAATGGCGCGGTGACGTCGGGTGTGTTGCGTACAGAGCAGACGCTGTCAGATCAGGCTTATGAGCGCCTGAAGAAAGATTTTGAGGAGCGTCACACCGGGCTTGGCAATGCTCACCGCCCGATGATCCTTGAGATGGGGCTGGACTGGAAGTCGATGGCGCTGAACGCCGAGGACAGCCAGTTCCTGGAAACCCGCAAGTTTCAGCTTGAAGAAATCTGTCGTCTGTTCCGGGTGCCGTTGCACATGGTGCAGAACACCGATCGCGCCACCTTCAACAATATCGAAGAGCTGGGGCTGGGATTTATCAACTATTCACTGGTGCCGTATCTGACCCGCAATTTTAGCTTAAAAGTATTTTTTCGATATATTCACTAA